CTTTAACACCATCTTTAATCGCTGTAACGGTGAAGTTGTCGGTATAGGAGAATGGAGACTTGCTACCGAGACCCAACGCACCGATAAATTCATTGGACGCTGTTTTGGTACTTTCAAAATAAGTGGTGTAAATGTTGGTGACTTGGTCGTGCGAGAGACCTGTACCATAGTCTCGGATTGAGAACCAGGGTTCGAGACTGTTGGGCAAGTGAACATCGAAGGGAGTATCTTGCTTTCCTGCTGCCACGTGGCTGTCAACTGCATTGCATGACAGTTCTCGGACGATTGCTCGGATTTTGTTTGCATACAAACCTGAGGACAGAATGTTGAAAGCCTTCGCACTATTGCGAATGCGGAACTCACCAATCTCGCCCACGTTGGACATGATTGCTTCGTTTTGGGGTGCGGCGTTGATAATCATTTAAAAATTCCTGGGTGTGTTAATTAGTTGCCAGCGTAGATAGAAACATACTCTTGACCTTCGTCTAGGTCAAATGGACCACAATCACTATCTACCTCATCCGAAATGAATGCTGAGGACAATGGACCACAATCACCTGAGGCGCCGTGACGATAGAAAACTTCCTTATCGCCATGACCTTCGGCTTGAAGTTTCTGAAGATTTTCGATGAATTTAGTCAGTGTCATTTTAGTTCCTGTTTTTCAGTGTCAATACAAGTATTGTATCAGAGTTTGGATTTATTGTCAAATATAGAAGGGGGTGTCAAAATCAAGTGCGTGATAGACACATTCACGGACTGCGGTGTCAGTAGCTTCGCCGAAGTCTTCGGGGAAACGCTCAGCCAAAGATTGGAGTTCAGCCAGAACTTGGGGCCATTCCATTTTGAGTACTTTAGCACTACGCACGATTGCGTCAACTGCATCGTTACCGAAACCTGTGTACATTGAGTAGTTTGCCATTTCGTTTCCTTTTCTTTACTGTCTAAGATTCTATTATAGCACCAAACCCATTTATTGTCAATTTTTAAATTTTTCAAGTTCCTTCAAGGCTTCTTGGTGCTCGGCCTTGCTCAGTTCCAGCTCATAGATCATATGGACCAAATAGAGTAGTACAATCACACAGACTCCGATGCCAATGTAATGCAAGGGCACAGCCATCAACAGGATGCTGGTTACGCTACCAGCGAGTACAGCCACACCGACCAGTTTGGCCACGTTAAGCAGGGCAGTTTGTTTAATAGAGAGTTTCATTTTGAGTTTCCTTAGTGAGAATAGAATCGGTGAACAGAGTTCCACCGTATGCCTGTTGAAACGTTTCAGCTACAGCCTTAATGTAGAAAGTGAATACTTTACCATTACCTGTAATCAAAGTGAATTTCATACTTCCAATTCCTTATCGTTTCAATACATGTATTGTATCAGAAATCGGAATTGTTGTCAAATTTTCGATGTTTAGCTTTACGCTGGTAGCCTGTTTTGGGCTTAACAACCTTAGGTTTAAACGGAGTGTTGTCATCAAACAACACACGATGGGCACGATGTTTCATCGGCTCAAGTTTGAAGGATAGTATTTCTCGTTTCATAACCCATATTATAGCATGAGTTATATTTATTGTCAACCAATGGTCAACTCGATGCGTTTGATGTTTTTGATGGTGAAGCTACGCCACTCACCTTTTTCCAAATCAAAAACACGCAATGCCTTTGTGCTGTCGGACTGCTTGCGAGGCTTGGCATCTTCTTTAATAACAACAGGTGGCAATTTGCTTTCTTCCAATGTACACTTCATCACCCGTTCAGTACCATCGACTTTTGTGAATGTGATCTTAGCCTCTGTGGTTGGGAGAATACCCTTCAACCAATTGTAAATTTGTTTTTCCAACTTGTCATCAATTTCAACAGGGATAAAGGGTGCGGTAAATTCAGTTGTCATTTTATTCTTTCCAAGGTGTGAAAAATGTTTCGATTTTTTTATCTTTAGACCAGCTTTTAGTGTAATCATTATCAATGTCACACAAAGCCAGTGCTTCTTTCTTTGAGACTACCCGATGGCTAACGATTGTTTCACCAAGGTGTTCTTGTGAAAATTCTTCTGCCTCATTCATAGTTACAGTGTCTAGTGCCCACAATGCCTTATCTTTTTCATAGTTGTCAGTACCGACAGGCACTTCAACTACATAACGCATACGAAACATAGAAACAGTTTCAACAAGAACCAATTGTGTTTTTTTACTCATGTTATCATCCTAATTAATCCAACAGTGTCAATAGTAGTCAGCAATAGGTAGTTAGCCAACATGCCAAAAGATTTCCTAGTCCAACTAGCCCAAGCATACATAGCACAGCCAATGATCCAAATGGGATAAAGAGCAAGAAGCGGAGGGTTGGGGACTGTGAGTGCCATAGTAATACTGCAACCAATGCTAGTAGCCCAAGCAATAAGCTCAATAATAAAGCGAACTCGGTGAGATTTAAAGTCATCACGTATCCATTCTAATGTTCCGATTAATATTGAAATCATGGACGCTCAGTACAAGTCCGCTCTCGGTATACTCTACCATCAGTGGATTGAATTTCTCGCCACTCGGTGCATTCCACTACAGGAGGAGGTGTAGTAACAATGACTTCACGTGGACGATTCATTTGGTCAATGATGATAGCTGTACCAACACCACCGATGATAGCAGGAACAACCCAATCGTTATTGTAGTAATGACGATGCAGTAGAGGTCGTGCTGGTCGTAACGGATAGTGATAGTGGTGATGTTGTTGAATATGTTGAGCATTTGGTCGATGGTTATGCTGTGCCTGCGCAGGCAACATAACTGCTAAAAATGCAAAACCAACAATAGCGTAAATTTTATTCATTTGTGATTCCTTTGTAATGGTCGATTGCTTGTTGCAAAACAATCTCGACCATTTTATTTAGTGTGATATCACGCTTATGTGCTTCCATTGCCAACTTGAGAATTACATCATCGTCTAGATCGACCGGAACAACAATTCGTTTGTCAAAGGGCAGGTTGTTGAAAACTGCATGTGCTTTTTCTAAAAAGTCTTCACACACTTCCAATTCAGTATAGTTGGTATCGTCCCAAGCATGAAAGGGTTCTACTTTCCTTTCTTTGCATTCGTTGATGAATTGTTCACGAAATTCTGGATTTAGAAATCGATATGGACCTGGCAAGTTGTCATCACCGTCAGGCTTAGCACTAACATCGGCTTGATATACTGTTTGAGATACGGTATCAAAGATGACCGATCCATGTGCATACTCAGATTCAAAATCCAAGTATCGTGCATTGGGACCAAACGATTGCCATTGATACTCGCTACCGTCTGTAATTCGGTGACTGAAACATTCATTAAATTTACTTAGATGCATGATGATTCCTATATTTTAGATGTTACATTGTACTTCAATATCCATTGAATGTCAATAGATTTGGATGTTTGTATTATTTACCTAAATAGTGTACAACTATAGTAGGTCCAAAAAGACATACAATCATTATTAAAAATTCAATCATTCTTCAACTCCAAAATGTTTCTTCATCTTGTATTTGATAATATCGCAGGCTGCTTCACCTTCGGCATAGATATTCTTATCTTGAAAGTCAAACGCACCTTTGCGATGCTTTAGATAATCAGCAGATACAGTATCGCACATTGTCATACATTCCTGAACCATCAACTCGGCGAACTTTTCCTTAAACGATTTAAAAAATACTCTGTTACTGATAACCGGTTCAACCGAACTTTCTAGGTTGCTTATTTCATCAAACGCATAATCTTCAGCCTGTAACGCAAGTTCAATCATTCTTTCGTTCATTTTAAAATCCATCCTTAACAATGATTGCCAGGCCCATGATGATAACGGGCAACATAACGATAACAAGATTAGTAATTGCGGTCATGCCATTTCCTTAGATATTTTCTTTGCGCGGATTTGTTGAGACAGTGTAGGGGTTTCATACTTAGTATCCCAGCCCCAACCCTTAGCATTGTCCTCGGGTTCTTTTTCATATAGTTTGTAAGCCTTGCGAGCCATTGAGGCTGTCTTGAATTCAATCTCAGTGACTGAACCATCTTTGTATTCAATGTAGAAGAATGCACCTGACATGTTTGCTCCGTTGTTTGACTGTCTAAGACTCTATTATATGCCCGAACCGAATTAAAGTCAACCTTTGATGTAGTCGAACAAGTGCGCCTTATCGTAAGCATTTTTTACTACAGGAAGATTGTTACGCCAAATTGCAAACTTTGTTATTAATCGTTCTGTCTTATCAAGTAGTTTGGTTCCTATTACTGGAACAGGACTGATAATAAGGGCCAGAAGACACAAAAGTATTACAAAAGGAACCATTGGAATAGTAATCATCCAAAAGATAACATTTAGTTTTGCTTTAGGGCTTAGTTTCACTGTCGTTTCTTTCTTCAGAAATTCGTAGGGCTATCTGTAATACTTTTAATTTAACCTCTTCGTCAGTTAAGCCTGCTTCGGTAATTGTTAATCCCTGAATTTCAGGTTTCGTTTTTCTTGCTCGTTCGGTGCCATTCTCTAAATATGATATTTCAACGCGGTAACCCTTGAGTTCAGTAACAACCATATTGTACTTTTCATACATATACTGTGTCATATTCATTAGTTTGAAATCACGATCCATTGATACTCCATCTCCCAATAGGTCGTCAATTTCCTTGTACCACTCTTGAGTTTCTAATCTATGATTATGGTACTCGCAAACAATCTCCGTAATAGCATCCTGCATTAGGTTGCTCACACTATCAAAATATATTTTCATCTTAGCTTTCCCCAAATGACCCAATGAAGAATTTTGTGTATGATAAATGCAATCGGAAACACACACACAGAACCAAGTATCCAATAGGGAAATTCCTGAGATGCTTGTTGCTGCCACATCAAAATATTGATACTTTCGTTAGGCCCAAATTGCATCTGACTGTATTCGTACTTGTCCCACGCAGTCCCTAAGCACAATAGTGCAATTATACCTACAATCAAATAATACGCTCTATATATGATTCCAAATAATTTTTCTAACATCACTTATCTCCACACACTAAAGGAAACATAATATATTCAGGTGATGGCTGCTCGATTACAAACCATGGACCCGACCAATCACCTGACAGGTTCCTTGCAACTCGCCTCTTACAATCAAACTCAGTTTGGTAATTATAGTTCGTTGTACTACGCATAGGATATTCTACAAACTTCGTTACTTTCTTTTTATTCCATCCTGTAGACTTTACAGTGTCCAAATCTATATATGTTATATGATAGAATTCAGGTATTGACGAAAATAATATATCGGTATTTTTTTCAATCATAATTAATTGAGCTTTTTCACTACAACCTGCCGATAGTATACTCACCAAAATCAAAGAAAAAAGTTTTTTCATTATTTGACTCCAAAAGTGTTAAGTGCAGGTTGCAATGTGTTAATCAATTCAGTCTCGCGGCTATGAGCAGGACGCTTGCCGCGTACAACTTCAACAATACCAAAAACAAAACGCTCGGCACCACGCTCACGCAATGCACATGACAAGCCCCAGTTTTTGTTCTCGGCGAGGGCACGTTGCATGTGCTTTTGCATACGACGGCGTAGTGTGCGAAAAACATTACCTTTGAAAGACAGTGCGGTCAAGCCAATGTAGTACTCAAGTGTTACAGTATCTTGGATAAAGTAGATCACTTGGTTACGATCAGTTCTACGCTTGCGGACAATTTTCGAGTTCATAGATGAATTATACATCAAACTCCATTTATTGTCAAATTTTGGACATTTCGCTAGGACTGTGTCTGTATCTATTCCTAGATAAAGTATCGGTCCTAGCGTCCCTGACCAGTAAAAATGAGTACTTTAGTTAGCCAAATTGTAGTACTAAAGTATTCACAAATTCATCTGTAGAATCCCCCAAATCGTGGTCTTCACAAAACACACTAACATCACCAAACTTTGCAAGTCTTTTGCCGGCTGTATCGTTGTCACAGACGGCTACCACTTTTCTATTCAACATGAACAGGAAGTTTTTCAAGTCTGTACCAGTGTTATTGCTGAGGACTGCGAGGGCACTGTAGCCCTTTTCAGTGAGCCTACATGCATCGAACACACCCTCAGTCAAGAAAACAACATTAGGTGACAAATGTAAACTTTCTACTCCCCAGACTGCAAGTGTGGGTTGCTTTCGGTATGTGAAATACTTGCCCAATTTTGGATTGTTGTTTGGCTTCTTTTCGCCCTCTGGTCTGTATTGTTGGTAGCCAACAACTTGACCACTTAAGTTGTAAAGGAAGAATGTAGCAACACGCTCAACTTCGTCAACCATTGGACGATGCAACTCTAAGTCGAGGTGTCTATCTTTGAGGTGCTCTGTAACTGTTTTCATAGTCACAGTATAACATTTTGGGCATTTATTGTCAAGTCCTATCCATCCTATAAATATGATAATGAATGATATTATAACATGGTCAGGTGGTGATGGGTTTGCTAATAGAATATTAAACACCAATACCAAAGAGTTTCTAACAGAATTAACTGATAATGAGTTTGAACCTAATAGGAATATTGATGCAATATTTTATGACCATTTAAAAGATAGACAAACAAAGACAGTTGACTTATTTTATAGCGGTGGATTAGATAGTGAACTAGTATTAATGTCTTGTATAAGAAATAAAATACCAGTAGAAGCAATAACTTTGGTAGTTAAGGTTAAAGGTGCTATTCTTAATGTAGTTGATTTATATTACTCTGAGAAGTTTTGCCGAGAAAATAATATCAAACAACACTTATTCTATTTAAATGCAGAAGACATATTTCATAATGGTGCATATCTGGATTACCTAGTACCATATCAGATAACAGAACCTCATTTAGCTAGCCATTTTTGGTTATTAGAAAGATGTCAAAACTTTCCAGTAATTGGTGGTGATTGGCCTTGGGTCCATGCTCACAAACAAGATAAAGTAATATCACCTACTAGGATAGACTTTTGTGCGTATGAAAGATATATGAGTGACCATAAAATAACTGGTATAGGCAATATGATAGGTCATAGTTTAGAATCGTCATGCTACTTTATACAAAAACACATTGATAATTATGAATCGGGTAACGACAAATTTCATACTGTGCCGTTTTTAAAATATAAAATGTATGAAACTGTTGAACCTAGAATCAAAAGTTACGGATGGGAAACTTGTCCAAATGAATTGTTAAATCTCAAACAATATAGAATTATGTTACTTTCCAAAATAGGTCTTGTCAAAAATAAAATCAAATGGGGTTCAAAAATAAACGACATACTACAATCAAGTGTTCGTGAAAATTCCAGCTTTGTTTAATACTTCTGCTAAAATAGTTTTTTCTTTTTCCGCTACATCTATCTCCCAAGGCAACTTACTCCATTCTTGTACTGTGGGTGTTTTAGGAGCGTGATATACTTTCTTATTCCATACAAAAGAACCATCACGCCTTCCTGATAACTTACCAGTATAAGTTTGATTCAAATGAAGTAATTCATGTATCAATGGAACAATAACTTCTTTCATTGATAACCCTTCATGCAATCTTATTCTATTTTTATACCGATTGTCTAATAAGGTTTCACCGTATATTGAATGTGATAATAACCGAAACTCTACTTCTATGGTATCTGGTATTTCTATAATAGTAGAAACTATACGGAAAACATTTTCTACTACTAACTCTCTGTTTCTATCGAATTTATCGCCGGAATATATAAACTTAATCATAGTTATATTTAGCCACAAAAAAAGGGACCTAAGTCCCTTTTTGTAAACGCTCTATTTCGTCGGCAGCTTCTTCTAATAAGTTGGCAATTTTATCAGGGGCACCTTCTTGTACACTTTTTCTATCCTGAATCTGTCTGCGAATCTCAGCACGTTTCCTGAGACGGAATACTAGGCTTTGTTGTGCTACTGGTAAATGTGATTCGTCAATCATTCTTCAACTCCAAAAAAATGTTCTCTAACAGAGACATAACTATCAACGCCACATTGAACATAGCCATCCCAATGTGTGTCCTTCATCATTTCCTTATCTTCCATTACAGGCTTATATTCTTCTTCAATTTTCTTTAGGCATTCTTTCACAATCAACTCGGCGAACTTTTCGTAAACTTGTTGACTGAATCCTTTTATATCTTCTACTGCACAATTTTCAATATCAATTGGTTCATTGAAAGCCTCTTGTTGCGCCTGTATATGAAGTTCTCGAATTCGTTTGTTCATGGATGCGGCCCTCTTCCCATGTAATAATCTGCCAATCGTTCCTCATGCAGTTCCTGCATTTCTGGAATCATTTTTTCTAGCACTTTAAGAACCTTTTTCAGTCTACCCGGCTTGTCACCAAATGCAAAGATAATGGCTCTGCGAATATCTAATTCTTCATAACTTTTCATTATTCAACTCCAAAATATGTTTCAATTCTTGAATGATACCTTTTAATACCATTCTTTCATAGAAATCTTTTTCGTATTTCTTTTGACCACCGCCTGGCCAATTAACTTGTCCGTAATTGGACATTAGGTATTCTATATGGTCAAATCGTTTTTGGTGTAGGTTTAGTCGAGATTGAATTGCTTCTGTAATCATTCTACCACCTTATATTTTGAGAAAGGATAAGTTTCAATCAGCCACTCTAACAGTTCTTCACTGTAGGGCAGTCTGATTGAATCGTATTTGTTTGTGATATACATTATCTACCTACTGCAATCAATCGTACACGAAGGTTATTCAAACTTGACTGGATAGTCATAAGTTCTGCCAACGCTTTAGTGTAATGCCCATTAGGATGTTTATCATGTCCTAATTTACGATCCACACCCAGAGCCATTTTTACACTGGCGATGGCTGTATCAACTGCTTCAATTCGTGCTTCAAGTTTTTCTAAGTCTGTCATTTTAATCCTCTCGGAACATTTTAATCATTGGACCATCTAGCGAATATTCACTCTTAGGAATACACTGTTCCACATCCTGCAAGATACGCTTGAATTCGGCGATGTTGATTTCGAGATAATGAATTGATACTTCGGGTGGAATACGCCGTCCTTTAAGATCAACCAACATCTGTTCCTTGCCGGCGATTGTGTTACGCAGATTCGTTGCCACGGTTTGAATGTTCATATCAACCCCACTTTAAAATAAAGAACACAGCGTCTTTTTCGTTTTTAAATCTATACTCAAAAGGTCCAGTACTCCAGCGTGGATTGTTATATCCGTCGTTTCTGTGTCCAAAACACTTTGAGCACCACTCTGTCATTTCATCCTTTTCTGCCCACCAATCACCGCCTGAATAGTAGACAGTGTATTTTTGGGGAGCAAGTTCTTCACGCACCCGCATTTCGAGAGTCCGAGGTCGTTTAGTAAACCAGTTCATAGGAGTATGCGGATAGAAACTATTAACGTCTAAATCAATCATACACCTACGAATCTGCTAGCTTCGGCGTGCAATCCTGCATCACCCTTAGTCATCACAGCCAACAACAATCTCTTTTCTTCCAAGTAAGTCTTGGCGAAAGCAGGATCGTGAGCCATGATGCTACGGCTGTTGCTGATCAAATCTGCCAACTTGATGGTCTGTGCTTCGGCGGGCGCTCTTGCAGTATGCTCACGGTCTATTGCCTTGCGAACAGCACGATTGCCATCATGTGGTTGACTAACATCAGTTAACCATCCAACCAAGGTAGCGATATCGATGCCAAAAGCCATATGCACATCAGTGAATGTACAACCAGTGTCTTCCACAACATCATGCAACCAAGCGGCAGCAACCATGTCAGGAGTAGAACCAGGGACGCCGGATACGATACGGGCAACCTCTGCAGGGTGTACGATGTAGGGTTCACCGGTATACTTGCGCTTCTGCCCAACAGCCGCATGAGCAGCCATGGCATAGACTTGTGCCTTGCGGACTACATCCATACCACTTTGATCCATTGTGAAGTTTTCCATACTGTTCTCCTTTAATCTAAGAACCAAACTCGACCTTCGTCAACAGTCACTTCGCCGGAGAAGTCACCTTCGTACTCTCCGCCGTTCTGAGAAACCATTATTTCCATTTCCCCGTCTAACTGAGACAGCAATTCTATTAATTCACGTACCAACATGTCTATCTCCTTTAATCAATCTAAGTATCTATTATATGCCCAAAACGTTTTATTGTCAACCTTTAGACTGATACTGTTTCACAGAACCAACCTTCACGTTCAATCTTGCGCTTTGCGGACATCATAGTCCTGCGATGTGCCATGAACTCGGGAGTAGGAGTAGCATGTATGCCACCCATTTCCATCATTGCCAGCAGTGCGGCGTCACGCTTTGCATACGTCTTAATTGCGTTTAGGGGAATCATGAATTGACGACCAGAACCATCAGCGTTTTTGAAAGCTGGGCTAGTGTACAGAATTTTGAATTTCATTTCGATCTCCTTTAATCAATCTATACATGTATTATATGCCCAAAACGAATTAAAGTCAACCTTTGAAAAGTAGTACTTTATACTACTCTAATTTCAGTGAACCCTTCATCTAATGATGGTTCTTCCCAACTGGCAATCATGCTGGCAATAACATGTTCTGGAATTTCTTTGCCCGGGCGACTCCACAATCGTCTAAACAATTCTTTATGCTCAGGAGTACGAAACACTACAGCAATATGTTCATAGTCCGGCAACATATTAAACTTTCTAGCACGGCTTTTAACAGTTGTTGAAGTTTGATCCCAGATAATATCTCGGCCCATTTCACGTGCCGCAATGACTTCTTTAGCCATCAAGTCTACCGCAGTAGGCATAAAATCTACAAACACTTGAGAATAGGTACGACCTACTTCCTTAGCATATATTTCAACCCATTTGTCTGTGCTAACTTTTGCACAGCTTAAGGCCCAGTCTTGTGTGTCAATCCAAGTACTCTTACCTGAACCGGGCACTCCGATCAATTGATAACACTTAGCCATTTTTTCTCCTTAGTGATGACTACGAATCTCACCCTTCAATGCATCCTTGACCATATCGTCAAAGTTGCTAACTACACGACCAGTTGCATCAAATGCAACATCACGGGCACGATACTTTTCCATACCTGTCTTGTTACCATGTACGTGACCGTAGAAGTGAACTGCACCACGGTGCATTTGGTCCCACTCCCAGATAGGGTAGTGCATCATAATCACTGTAGTACCTTCATGTACATAGCGCAAGTAATTATGAATCTCCTTAAACTCCCTACAGAAACTAGGGTCGTTCAACAACTTGCGGTCGTGATTTCCCTCAACCAAAATCTTAGTACCATTCAAACGGCGCAAGACAGCTACTGCATCCTTAGCAGGCAAGAATGCAAAGTCACCGAGAATAAAAACTTCATCCTCAGGCTTCACGTCCCTATTCCACTCTTGTATCATTACTTCATTCATGTGCTTTACGTCAGTAAAGCCGGCCCGTGTTACAGGGCAAAACTTCATAATGTTTGCGTGGCCGAAATGAAGATCCGAGGTTATCCATTTTGTCATACTCGTTCCTTCTTTACTCGTCCGATACGTGCTGACTTGTCCCAATCATACTTTACTCCATCTGGGCACTTGCCATCTTTGACGGAGTCAACGCCAAACATACCACACACTTCAAATCCGTCACCCTTGATAGTAACGAATTCGTTCAATGACTTAGCATGATCCATTGCGGACCCTAAGTCTAAAAATTCTAATTCATTTATTTTATACATCATTTTATTATTATACTACAGTATCCATTTGTTGTCAACATGTGGAAATAGGGGCCGAAGCCCCTATTTCATCGTCACACTGCATTAGCAGTTGTAACGATAGCTCATGATGGTTTTCATCATGACGCCTTCTGGAGTGAACTCAGAAGGATCCGCACCTAACAAACTTGCCATGATGCTTGGGCTAAAGCCAGAGACTAGAGCCGCACCAGACTTGTCTGACTTGACAGGAGCGTTGCCGCTACTGTTCAAGTTCCAGAACACTACGCTAGGCGCAGTGTAGCCGGCTGCTTCGTACTTGCGTTGAATCATTTCCATTGCAGAATCATCGTGGGTTACACATTGATTAAACTGCATGTCAGAAAGGATCAACAACATCTTAGGCATGTCACTTTCAGGAACGGAGTTCTTGACTGCAACACTTAGGATTTTGTCCATAGCCTTATGCAAGTTAGTGTCCATTGCCCACTTAGATTGAACCATTTGGTTAATCTTCTGAACGATATCACCCTTTAGAGTAAGTAGTTCAGGAGTACCACTGAAAGTCAAGAATGTGTCCTTGAACGCACCCTTGTTCTTGTCAGCTAGGTACAAACCAAGCGATACACTAACGTCCAAACATGTTACAGAACCAGTTCCGCCTGCTGGGCAAGACATAGAACCAGATACGTCTACCAATGGTAGAATGTTTGCATCGTTCATGTAGTTAGGCAATGCATCCCATTGTGCGGTTACGTGATCCAATTCGGTCTTACCCAAAGTAGAACGGCCGTACGCAGAGATTAGACCCTTCAAGACCTCATGAGGGAACACTGCCGAAGCATTGACCTTCACAGTCTTGTCACCACTAACCAACTTAGCCACATATTCAGCAAATGTAGTAGAATGACGGTTGAACGCCTTCTTGTAGATTCGTGATGCCTGTGAAGGCACATGACTGTAGTTGATGTTATCCCAATCATTCGCACACATTTGTGTTTCAACAACCTTAGTCATTGCCACAAGTTGCTTACGATATTGCTTAGGAGTCATTCCGAAGAATTCACGGATTTCACGTGCGACTTCACCCTTACGAGGAGTCCACTTAGCTGCCAAGCCATTCTTTTCACGAAGGGCGTTACCCAACATGGTGTAAGCCTTGGCCTTCATGTCTTGAGTCTTAAAGACAAACAAGTCATCGTAACGACCGATTTCTGGCACCTTTGTCATAAGACGAGTTGCCGATTCAGGATCGGTATTTTCCAAGTGAGTCAAAATGTCACGGAACAGTTGACGTTCACCTGCACCACCACGGACATCACGTGCCCACAATGCCACACGCAATGCTAGATCCTTGTTTTCGACCATAGCGGCAGTGAATTGAGGGATGATGTTCTTACCACGGCTTGCACCGATGTTGTAGAACAGATCAACCACTGAGTTAGCGGTTGACTTACGAGCCTTCATACCGTTTGTAGTACGGGCTTCTTGGTTTGCGACTGCGTTTACAAATGCGTTCATTTTCTTTTCCTTTGTCAGAATGTGTTTTGTTTTCAGATATTGGTTGAAATTTAAATTTGCTGTTAACATTCCATGTCT